CCGCTCCTCTACCGGGGTAAACTGCAAGGTCAAAACCAAAAGGCAAAGGTCTGCCATACAGAGCGGGTAGGCGTCGGCGATGTTGGCGCAGGCGATGTCAAACCGCTTTTCGTCGGGGTATCTCTCCCGCGCGGCCCGCACCATATCCTCCGAAACGTCCCTCAAGATGAAATGAGCATCCGGGAACGCCTCAGCGAAACGCTGGACGGCCAAACCGTTGGAGCATCCAAGGTCTACCACGGTAGGCGTAGGCCTGCTGCGCAAGACTCTGCTGCCGAATCTGTATACGAGGTTCCGCATTACGGGATAATCCGGGATGGAGCGGCTCAACATATCCTCGAAGCAGTCTGCAACCTGCTTGTCAAATCTCCACGTCCCACTCGGCTTTAAGTCGTCGCGGTTTTCCGGCACTTGTCCAACACCTCCTCTCTCAAGGTATCCGAAATGGCTTTCATCATCAAAGGCGGCACCATACGCCCGGCGCGTTCCCACCGCTGCTCAAACTCTCCCGTCAGGATGAAATCATCCGGCAGGCTTGTGATACGTTTCAGCTCGGGGATGGTAAACTTGCGGTTTTCGGTCGGATGGCACATGGCGGCTATCGACGTACCGCCGCCGCTCGCGGTAATGGTGCTGCACGGGTGGTGCAACGACTCCCGCACGAGGTTAAAATAGCTCCCGTTCATTACGGCAGAGCCGCTGACGGGCTTGTCCGGGTCGGGAGGTATCTTTCTCAGGACGTCGCCCCAGCGGTATTTCCGGGCGTTGGCCTTGAGCATCTCGACCTCTCGCGGGTCGTTCACTACGCCGTCGAGGGCCTCCCCGAGGGAGATAACAGGCAGCCTCGGCGCAGGGTATACGGGCGAAAGGTTGAGGTCGTTCCGCACTCCCATGAAGATAACGCGCTCCCGGTTCTGCGGCACTCCGCAATACTGGGCGTTGATAAGCGCGGCCTTGACGGTATACCCGCAGGCTTTCATAGCGGCCATGATACGCTTAAAGTATCCTTTCGCCGTCCCCTTGATAAGGCCGGAGACGTTCTCAGCGATAAACGCCTTGGGCTGCAAGCCGTCCAAAATGCGGATGTACTCGAAAAAGAGGTCATCTACGCGCTGGGTCTTGCCGTCGGAGTAGGCCCGCTGCTTGCCCCAGCCTTTTTCCCGGCTTCCGGCGGTAGAGAATGCACAGCAAGGCGGCGAACCGTCGAACAGGTCAAGCTCTCCCTTTTTCAGCCCGGTGATTTCCAGAATGCTCTCCGGGGTCACGGTACGGATGTCCCGCGTGTCAAGGTAGGCGTCCGGGTGGTTCAGGCGGTAGGTCTTCTGGGCCTCCTCCACAAACTCGTTGGCGTATATGACGTGATACCCGGCCATGCGGTATCCCAAGCAGGAGCCGCCACCGCCTCTGAACGTCGAAACGACCTTGTAGCCGTTCCACGGCAGGGCCTCTATCTCCTGCATAGAGGGTACTTTATACTCGCTCATATCTTCACCACTCATACCCGCAAGCGGGGCATTTATGCTCGGTCTTGATGTCCTCGTCGTACTCCTTGAAGCTGTCCGGGGCGGTCTCTTCCGCTGCGCCGGAGGCGGTCGGGTCGGGGATGTCGCTGTCAAAATCAAAGTCAAAATCTCCGAAATCGACCTCTTTCAGCTCCTGCTCGAGCTTTGAGAAATCCCAGCCCGTGAACTCGCCCGTCTTGTTGGCCAGCAGGCGGTATTTCTGCTTCTGTTCCTCGGTCAGGCCCGTGTATCTTACGACGTCGGCGGTCTCAACGTGGAGCTGCATCAAGGCGAGTCGGCGGGTGTGGCCGCTGAGGATGACGTTGTTTTCGTCCACCTCGATAGGGTCAAGGGAGCCGCACTGCTTAATACTCTCCGCACAGGCGTTGACGGCCTCCGGGGAGATGACGCGCGGGTTGTTTTCGTAGGGTTTCAGGTCGGCGACGGCCATCTTGAGCAGCTCTTTGCTAATCATCGTTGTTTTCCTCCAACTTCCGGCAAATAAAAAGCAGCTACGTTGTGTGACTGCTTGAAATGCTACCGAAAAAACAGTATAATAAAACCACCCGGACGTGAGAGAGAATCCGGGTGGCTTTATCCGCTAGGCTTCCCCGTGCTTTACGACTTGCTGGGGAAGCCTTTTCTTATGCGTTGATTTTGCTTTCGCGGACAATCTTGGCGGCTTCTTCGGGGGTCTTTGCGGTAGCCTCGATGAGCTTTGCCAGATTTTCCAAGAACTGATTCAGTTCAGGGGCGGTCATTTCGTCCATATCCTCGCTTCCTTTCTTGATGAGCCTTTCGGCTCCTCTCTACGCCTTTATTATACTCTGTTTCGAGTATAATGTACAGGGTTTTTGCTGAAATTCCGTCGTGAATATGAATGTTTTTCGCTTGGCACTCAGGGATGGAATCGAACCCCCAGCCTGCGGTTTTGGAGACCGCCGCTCTGCCTGTTGAGCTACCCGAGTATGAAACCGCCCTCGGAATCGAACCTCCCGTGGCTACTCCCACGAGCGCGCTCCAAATTGCGCTAGGCGGCATATAAAAGCCCCCTTGCCGCGTTGGTCGGGCGCGGCTCGAGGTTTGGTGGATGCTAACGCACACGCTGGCGGGAACACGAACCGCCCGGCGTTCCGGGGCCTCCGTCTGGGGGATATGCCGTGAGGAGGAGAAAAATGCAAAGCAACTTTCAGAGAGGGTCAAAAGGAAAGGAATGTGTAAGCTCCCGGTGGCTGATGGGGCCATGCGTATAGTATAGCCGCCTCGCGGGGTTGTCGGCGGCTTGGTGCAAACGGACGGAATCAAACCGCCTCGGCGTTATGCCTGCTGCTCACGCCGTCATTTCATACGTCTGCATAAAAACAGCCGCTCTCAAGGGGCCTAAACCTTGCGAGGGCTGTTATACAACGGGAGAGGAGGTGGAGGGACGGGGCCTGCCGACTTCATTACAGGCCCTTCCGGGTGTGCCTCTCTCGCTTTAGCGCGTGGCCGCGTGGCGCGGTTGCGCTGGTAACATTCTAGCGCATAGCTAATTGCAACGTCAATACAACGGGACTACAACGGCAATACAGGCCGCCGTAGAAAATCCGGGCCGTATTTTGAGCATTTTGTACATTACGCACAATCTTTTGCGATGTCGGGCCAAATCTCCGCCAAGGCTTCCAGCCCACGCTTGAGGCCGCTTGCCACGCTGGATACGGATACCCCATACTCAGCGGCCACGTCCTCGTAGGTCTTGAGCTTAAAATGACCCTCGGCGTCCTTTACCTCGCAGTCGATATAATAGCTGCGGATATAGTCGGCCATGCTGATGCTGCTCTTGTTCTCGGCGGAGACGATGCAAAAGATACGGGTAACGCCCTCGGCGCGGCGTTTCTTCAGCTCCTCTTCCATGACCTCAAGCCTACGGGTCTCGGTATCTTTGCGGGTCACGGCCTCGGCGATTTTGTCCCCGTGGTCGCCTCCGCCGCCCGGCATACCGCTGAGGTTCTGGGTGATACGGGTGGCGGCGTCTATCCAGCGGGCGAGTTTTCCGCGCTGGGTTTCTACGGCGTCGGCCATTTCGCGGCACTTCTGAAGCCACAGCTTTGCCTCAAAGATATTGTGGGCCTGTTCCTCGGCGTCTCCGGCCCTCCATGCTCTAATCATACGTTCCCTCGATTCTCGCCCCGGCGGGCGGGTTATTTACCAAAGATGTTTTTCAGCCTCTCTCCCAGCGTCTCTGGGAGCTTTGCAACCTCGGTCTCGGGCTTGACGGTAATATGCTTCGGAGCTGCGGCCTGCTCAAGAGCGGCCACGCGACGCTCAAGCTGGCGGAGACGACGGCTTGCTCTTTTACTCATGGCTTGCATCCTCCGTCCATTTTGCGTCCAGCAGCTCGGCCAGACGGTCTTTTGCGCGGGTCAGGGTCTCGATTTCGCCCTGATACTTGGTCTTCATGATGGGCATCAGCTTTTCAAACACCGGGGAGATTGCCCCGGCGACGGCCTGCGCGTCCTCAGAGGAGCCGACGGCCCGCTTTTTGGTTTCGATGAGCTTCTGCAGGTCGGCCAGCAGCTTCACGTCGGACAGGTTGGTTTGGTTGCTCATGGTATATACCCCTTTCTCATTTCAGGACGTCCGGGTCTTCTCCGGCCCTCGGCGGCATCTCGTAGACTTTCGGAGGCTCGAACAGCATCGGCTGGACGTATCCGGGCTGAGTCAAGAGCGGCCCGCCGTTCGTCCCGCGAAACTCACTGTACTTCTCGGCGATTTCGGCCAGAATGCTCTTGGCCCTCTCTGCGCTCTCGTACTTTCCGAGGGTAAGCTGCCAGCCCTCGCCGCAGGCGACGACCGCAAAGTCGCAGACGCTCAACAGCTTGGCCTTGTCGATATTGAGCAGGCAGTCTTTGTCTTGTGTAAAAATCAGCATTTTCCGATGTCCTCCAATCCCTCCAAAAAAAAGCAGAACTCCCGGCCCGCCGAACTTTACGCGGTAGATTTCGACGTCCGCCGGGGTGATATACTTCCGGCCAAAGTGTTCTTTCATGTCGCGCCAAACAGCCCACGGAACGCGATAGAACGCTCTTGAGCTAAAAGAGCAAAGGACAAGGCCACCCCGCCCAAACGCTCCGTAGAGGCTAAACGCAGGCTCTGAGCGTCAGATACCCGGTCTTGGGTCATTCTGTCGCTGTCGGTATGCTTTGCCTCGAACTTGATAGCCCTGCCGCCGTTGAGCAGGCCGGAGTAATCTGGCTGGGCCTTTTTGGTGAAGCAGGCGAGGAAACGGCCCGCGCGGTCTGCGCTCCCCAGCGGCTTCATAGGCTCCGGGGTCTTTTCGATGTCTGCGATGTCCCGTGAAAGGTAGTAGGCGCAGGCGTTGTCGATAAGATACTCAAACCTCAAGCCCTCGGCGCGGCTCCGCGCCCCGGTCATACTCCGGCGGCGGGCTGCAAGGGATACGGGTTTATTCATCGTCTACCTCCGTCCAGTCGATAGCCTGCCCGCACTGGCCGCAGAACGTGTTTTCAGCTTCATCTTGATTGTGCAGGTATTCGCCGCTCCCGCAGTTGGGACAGGCTAGAATGCTCTTATCTCCATCAGGATACGGACTGCGGGGAATCCTCAGCAGCAGGGCCTCGCGGCCCATCCTGCAGGCTTCCTCGACAACGCCAAGGCTCTCATAGCTCTCGCGGTGGGCCGGGTCGAGAATCTCGGCGGCGCGGGCGGCTGTCATCTTCTCACTCATCGTCCGGTCTCCAATACTCCACGAACGTGGTATAGGTGCTCTTGCCGTTGCGCTTTTCTTTGCCATTGCGGACGATATAGCCGTTCATGGCAAGTACAACGATAAGGGCCTTGCGGTCTTCGACGCTTGCGCAGTCGATTTTGTAGTGTTCAGCCATCGCTCTTGCCCCTTTCCGCCGGGTCGGGTTTCTTGACCGCGACCAGCTCCTTGAGGTGCGCCAGCTTCTTCTCGGCCCACTGGGAGCTGCGTCCGAAAATACAATCGAGCTGGGCCAGCATAATTCTGACGTCCTCCATCTCCTCTTGGATGTTGTCGGCAGACTTCACGCTAGGTTCGCATCTCCTAGCCCGGCGGTGCTTGAGCAGTGCTTTGGTAAGCTC